ATCTTGTGACAGTAGGTAACAACGTCCCACGCACAGGCCACCACATCTATGATGGCTATGAGTGGGTTAACGAAGGCATCCTTCATGAGAGTGAAGCTCGGACTAATCTGGTGACCTACTCAGAGCCTGACACAGGTACGAACTGGGTAGCTATTGCAGGGGCTATCCTTACAGCCCAATCGGACAACGTACTTGGAGCATTTGACGGTGTAAAGGTTGCTTCGGTAGGTTCAGTGGATGATACGATTAGAACGCCTTTGCTTGGGTCTGTTACAAGCGGCTCTGCTTATACTGTCACGTTAATATGGAATGCTGGCACTTCTGGTAAGATGCGCTTCAGACTTGATGAAACGGGCATCGGCAGTAGTATTTTCCTTGTCAGTGCGGCTGGGGTGTTTACGGCAAGCAGCACAACAAAAGGTACTGGTTTATTAAGTGGCCATATAGCTCTTGGTAACGGCGTTTACAAAACATCAGTGACATGGACGCCTAACTTCACTGGCGGTACTAGTTTTGCGGTTGGCCCAGACAGTACAGTCTCTGGTGAATACATCACAGTTTACACAGCACAACTCGAAGCAGGCTCAACCCCATCAAGCTACATCCCAACGGCTGGTGCTACAGCTACTCGTGCTGCTGAGACACTAACAGTCGCTGCGGCTAACATGCCTGACTACCAGACACCGACGTATATTGGTGGTGAGCTAGTGACGAATGGTACGTTTGATACTGATGTAAGCGGGTGGACTCCCGTTAACGCAACATTGTCTTTAGTTTCTAATACATTAAGAGTCGCAAATAGTGGGGTTAATTATGGTCGTGCATATCAAGCATTCACGACAGTAGTGGGCAAAACGTATAGCATGTCAATGGACTACACTGCGGGAACATCAAACAATAATAAGATTAAAATTGGAACAACCTCTAGCGGTGCAGAGATTTCTGATACAACTGGAGTATCAGGTAGTAACCTAGTGACTTTTGTAGCACTTGGAACAACAACTTACATATCTGTTTGGACTAACACTAGCACTGATACACAGTATGCCGACTTCGACAACATCTCAGTCAAAGAGATCAACCCTCTTTCTGTGTCTATCCAGATGGATGGCAAGATGACTTATGCTGATACTGACGATTTCAATGAGGTCACATTCATGAGGTGGAGCAACGCTAGTGAAACCGAGAAGTTGAGGGCGTACATCGGAACGGACAGCACAAGAATAGGCAAGTTCGTAGTATCGTCTGAGACAGCGGACACCCCTGTGTACGCTACTCTGTCATCACCAGAGTATACGGAGGGTTTGAACGTCCCGTTCAACTTTGCTTTGGCTACGACATCGACAACAGTGCGCTCTGGCACCGACTTAGGGACATATGCAACGGCGTCTCAGGCTGGTGTCCCTGAGTTGTCAGCAGAAGATTTTGATGTTGGTTATAAATTCAGCGGCACAATCAAGTCGCTACGAGTCTGGGGTGAAGACATCAGTGACACTGGTATTGCTGCAGCATCAGCACCTACGTTCACAGATGAGTTCGCAATGACTGTTACTACTACAACAGCCAATGAAACCTTCACGATCCCATGTCAGAACGTAGGTACGTTCAATGCTGGTATTCAGTGGGGCGATGGCTCTGTATCTACAGTCACAGCTTACAATGATGCTAACCTAACGCACACCTTCGCAACTGCTGGGGATCACTTGATCCGTATCAGAGGTAGTTTCCCTAACATCTTCTTCAATGACGCAGGTGATAAGCTCAAGGTGAAATCAGTAGACAACCTCGGTATAGTTGGTTGGACTAGGTTGAACAATGCGTTCTATGGCTGCTCAAACATGACTAGCTTCACAGCAGGTACTACAGACACCTCTTCTGTTACGACTATGAACACCATGTTTGCTAACTGCTCTAGCCTTACTGCTCTAGACTTGAGTAACTTCAACACTGCTGCTGTTACGGGTATGTCTAACATGTTCCAACAGTGTTATAGTCTTACTGCTCTAGACTTGAGTAACTTCAACACAGCTGCTGTTACGACTATGTATTACATGTTCTATAACTGCTCTAGTCTTACTTCTCTAGATGTAAGTAGCTTCAACACTACTGCTGTTGTGAATACATCTTACATGTTCCAAGACTGCTCTAGCCTTACTTCTCTAGATGTAAGTAACTTCAACACTACTGCTGTTGTGAGTATGTCTAACATGTTCCGTGGCTGCTCTAGCCTTACTGCTCTAGATGTAAGTAACTTCAACACAGTTGCTGTTGAGTATATGGGTAGCATGTTCTCTGGCTGCTCTAGTCTTACTGCTCTAGATGTAAGTAACTTCAACACAGCTGCTGTTGTGAGTACATCTTACATGTTCCGTGACTGCTCTAGCCTCACTGCTCTAGACTTGAGTAACTTCAACACTACTGCTGTTGTGAATACATCTTACATGTTCAATGCCTGCACTAGCCTTACTTCTCTAGATGTCCGTAGCTTCAACACAGCTGCTGTTAAGACTATGTCTTACATGTTCCGTGACTGCTCTAGTCTTACTGCTCTAGATATAAGTAGCTTAAACACAACTGCTGTTACGAGTATGTCTAACATGTTCCGTGAATGCTCTAGTCTCACTGCTCTAGATGTAAGTAGCTTCAACACTGCTGCTGTTACGGATATGACTAGCATGTTCTATAACTGCTCTAGCCTTACTGCTCTAGATGTTAGTAGCTTCAACACTACTGCTGTTGTGAATGCGTCTTACATGTTCTATGGCTGCTCTAGCCTTACTGCTCTAGATGTAAGTAACTTCAACACTACTGCTGTTACGAATATGTCTAACATGTTCCGTAGCTGCACTAGTCTTACTGCTCTAGACTTGAGTAACTTCAACACAGCTGCTGTTACGACTATGTCTAACATGTTCCGTTTATGCACTAACCTTACTGCTCTGGATGTTAGTAACTTCAACACAGCTGCTGTTACGAATATGTCTAACATGTTCCAAGACAACTCTAGCCTTACTTCTCTAGATGTCAGTAGCTTCAACACTGCTGCTGTTACGGATATGGCTAGCATGTTCCAAAACTGCACTAGCACTACTGACATCATTGGTGTCGAGGACTTCAACATCGAAGGTCTTAACTCAACAGGTGACTTGTCTAACTTCATGACTAACGTGACCCTACCTACCGCTCGTTACGATGCACTCCTAATCAACTGGGATGCACAGGAACCGTTCGACGCTATGACGCCTAACTTCGGCAACAGCACCTACACAGGTGGTGGAACCGCAGCGGCTGCAAGGGCTAACCTGATCAGTACTGATCTATGGGTAATCACAGATGGAGGAATAGCGTAATGGCTATCGTAACCAAGACAGAAGGTTACTACATCATCAACTCAGCGGCGGTCTCCCTAGTGGGGACTGTCGTGTCCTACCGAGATGACGCTGTAGTACAAGAGTTCGTGACTGAAGCTGAGATGCTAACAGCGCATGAACTACAGTTCCCAGAGCAATACGTTGTAGAGGAACCAACTGAACCAGATGAACCAGAGGAGGTACTACCATGATTGACCTGAGCATTCGGGTAAAGAACCCACAGGTCTGGTTGGTCAAGGCTAAAGACCTCGGCTTCATGGAAGAGGTAGTTGTAGAACTAGCTGTTCTTGATGAGCTCAATGAAGTAGTCACTCCTGCGGTTATGGAGTGGCGCTTCAAGTCTGGTATTCAGATAGATGAGATCGACGTCATCTGGGTCACTAAACCGACCTATGATGAAGTTGGTGTAGAGCTCACCAGTGGTGTAAAAGCCTCTGGTCAGCACTTCAACATCCGTATCACTAATCCAGAGTTACAGGCCGAATGGTCTTCGCTCTGGACCGAGACACTAGATGAAGAAGGTGATGTAGTCAGCCGTGCAATCGCAGGCGCAGTAGCTGTTACCTCCAATAAGTCTGAGAAGGCTTGGAAGTGGCAGGGCGTTGAGTTCATTGATATCACATCAGTGGCCTCACCTAGCCGCGTCTGGCTATAAACAAAAACAACAAGGAAGAAAACAATGGAAAAGTATATAACTTGGGCTAAAGCTAACAAAGGCAAAGCAATGATTATTGCATTTGTGTGTGTTGTTGTAGTGTCCGAAATCATTAAAAACGTTTAAACAAAAAAAAAGAGCGCAAGAGATCAAGGGTTTCCCCAAGTCTCTTGCGCTCTTTTGCATTATACTGTCTTCTTACCCTTGCCCCTCTTGCCTGTGTTGGGGGACAATCTTGCGTTCACAACACCAAGCCCCATAGCTTCTTCGGGGGAGAGGTGGGGGTACTTCCTCTTGTTCTTGTAAACCCGCTTAGGCACCCCCTTTAGGCGGATGTTATACTTAGGTTTTGTGTCTCGTATGAGTTCGCCCTCTAAGGTGACGGATTGCCCGAAGGTTAAACCCGTGTGGAGGAACTCAGCATAAGAGAAATCGCCAAGGCATTGTTTACCTTCTATGTAAGTAGTGTGCTCAAGTGAAGTCCTGTTAGTTGCATAAATGCGACCAGCTTGACCACGACCAATATAGACAGTCTCAGCCCCATCCTTGTGGGCATAAATGTAATACTTTCGGGTTTTCATTTGTGTCTCCAAAGGTGGGGCTTTTTGCGTTTTAGGACTCGTCGTATGCGTCGTACACTTCATCAATGATCTTATGCTTCAGACACTCTTCAGGTGACATCCACTCATCATTAGGGTGTAGTAGGTGCTTACGGATGTAAGTCTCGGACTTCTTAGTGAACTTCTTATAGTGAGCAATCATACGGTCAGAAGCCATATCGAACTCCTTAGTGATCGCCTTCAACTCACCTTCCTTACCTGATGAACCCCAAGCGTATGTGTGGCTCATAACAGATGTGTTCTTAGTGATGATCCTGTGGTGCCCTGCCATAAGCGTAAGGACGCCACAGGAAGCCACAATACCCTGACCAATCGTAGTGACAGGAATCTGAGACATACGCATAGTCTCTACCAACATCCAGCACCAGTGTACTGCACCACCACCAGAGTTGATGAAGAGTGAGATACCATCTGGTTGGTCATCCTCATCCATCAGGTTGTACTCTGTGATAGCCTTAACGAGAGGCAGGATGTTCTCCTCGTTGAATGTACCTGTGAGATACAGTAGGCCATTGTCATGTAGTATCTTGCTAGGGTCTTGTGGAGCCTTCTGTGGGGCAGGTGGTTGAGTAGCTTTCTTCTTACGGATAACATTAAGCATTATTGATTTCCTTTTCAAACTCACGTAGACGTTTATATACAGATAGCAATTCAATGATTGTGGACCATGACTTAAAGAGATACATCATAGAGCCTTCTACACGCCCAAAGGCACGAAGGATTTGTTGCATAACCCCAAGGGTAATAGCACCACTAACGATAGCTGGGGCTAATACCACATAACCAACAAGAACGTTAGCCTGTAGGCATGACAAACGAGCTACATTAAACACTGCGTATCTAGCGTAGTTGGTGTAGTGAATCTTACGAACACTGTCGAAGACTTCATTAAGTGTCTTAGGTCGTACTGAACCATCATCTTCTGCTACAACCAATACCTTACGGTAGGCTGCTTCCTTAGCTTGGATGTCGTATTCAATGTTTACAAGTCGTAGTAGCTGACCAACGACCAACAGGATGATAGTAATTCCTGCTGACCAGATGATTGCTGATGCTACCAAACCATACGGCCACTCACCAAAGAAGGACACTACGATACCTGAAGACAACCCCATTAGGATCGGGAAGAATGCTACAAGAACCATGATGCTCTCTACGAAGGAGACACCTAAGCCTTCCATGATCCTAGAGAACTTAACAGTGTCCTCTTGGACTCGCTGTGAGGCCCCCTCAATGCCTCTGGCCTTGTTGTATAGTTTGTGGTAGTGAGCAACCATAGAGGTACGCCAGCGGAACAACCAGTGCTGTGTGAAGAAGCTAACTGATAATGCTACAGCAATATAGATTGCAGCGATCTTACCGAAGGTTGCTAGTTCACCAAAGTATTGAGTAAGTGTGATGTCCCCTTCGCCCTTGAGTGCTTGTTGGATCATGTCGTAGAATGAACCGAACCACTCATTGATTTGTACGTCTAGCTGTACTTGATACCAAAGTGTTAGGAGGATCGCTATGGACCCTCCGTAGGCCCATAAGGCCCACTGCTTTTGTTTAAAGAATAGAAACATAACTTATACTCCTGAAGTTGCGTAACGGTATTCGTAGATAGCCTTGCTCCAAAGTACCTCAGTGGCCCTCATACGATCAATCTGTTCACCATCATCAATGACAACAAACTTTGAAGTTGTAGTGCGTACTAGGAGGTCGTGGCCGAATGATATTGGGATACCCACTTGAGCTAAGTAACTAGACATATCAACATATGCCCTACCAAACATCTGAGTGATCTCAAGGATTGTTACGTTTGTAGGCACCATAGTAAGGTAAGGTGTGTGGAACCAAAGCTCACCATCAACTACAACCTTACTGCCACCTAGTGCTGCGAATGCTGCCGCAGAGACTGCTCTCTTACCAGCAGGGATGATGACTACTGACCCCTCCTCTTTAATATACCTACCAATATTAAGACCTGAATAGTAATCTCCACCCTCACCAAAGATAGTTACAGTAAGTACATCATTATCCCGCATAGCAAGATAGACCATGATTGCTTGGAATTTAGTAGTTTTGCCAGTGATGGCTAGGCTCTTAGTAGTGTCGTCGTATACCACAGCAGATGATGCTGGTGTTGCCAGAGCTAAGACAATGGCCGTTGCTAGATACTTAAACATTATAGTTTCTCCTTGTAGAACACTCTAACCCACTGTGCACAGATACCTGAACGAACAATGTCGTCTAAGGTGAACTCTACGATTGGTACAGGAAGCATGTGCTTCTTTGCTAGGTGTGTGATTTTGGTTAAGCCATCGCCTTCTTTAAGGTCAGTCTGTTGAATGTCCCCATTGAGTACGATGGTTGATCCCTCACCTACGCGGGTCAGGAGCATCTTAAGTTCGTGTGTAGTAATGTTTTGAGCCTCATCACAGATGATGAAAGCATTGTCGAAGGAACGACCACGCATGAGGGCTAGTGGTGCCATCTCAATGTTACCGTTCTTAATACCAGTCTCTACTGCTCCTTTACCAAGGTGTTTGGTAAGAACCTCAAGTACTGGCATGGCCCAAGGTGCAGCCTTCTCTTCTAAATTTCCGGGAAGGTAGCCCATATCCTTACCAACAGATACCATAGGGCGAGTGATTACGATCCTGTCGATCTCTTTCTTTGTATAAAGGTCAGCAGCACAGGTGGTAGTCACGTAAGTCTTACCTGTACCAGCAGGGCCAAACACAATCACTTGGTCTGAGGATGCGATAGCGTCTATTAGTTTCTTCTGGTTGTCAGTTGATGGTACTAAACCTGATGTCTTCTTCTTAGCTGCTCCTTTGTATGTGGTTGCTCTCTTATCGGGAGCATCTTTTCGTGACTTAGGTGCTTGCTTAACCATTATCTATTCCTTCATAATAAGTATTTACTACGTTGTTGAGTCTCTCCTGAGCTTCCTGTGCTAAACAGAACTCAAGGGCAGTGTCTGCGTGTTGTATGATGACCCAAAGTTGTTCCTTATTCATATCAGACATACAGTAACCAGCCATACCACTAACTATGTAGTCGTACTCGTTGATGTCAAAGAAGTCGTCTTCATCCATTGGGTCATCCTTTTGTTTAATTACTCACAAGTGCGAAGGCCAGTAGCAGGGTCAAAGTAACAAGCCCCACCAACCTCATCTACAGAAGATTCATCCACGAAGCTGTGGTCCCCTGAGTCTTTCTCTGGTGTAGCATCCTCTGATGTAGCAGCGTTAAGGATACCAAAACGTTTACCAGATGCACGGAAGGTTGTGCAACCAGAGCTACCACCATCATAAGCTGCCATATAGACTTGCTTGAACTGTTCCCAAGTAACATCATCACCAACATTACAGGTCTTAGAACATGCGCTGTCTACATACTTAGATGCAAGGTTGAGAACCTTTACGTGGTCGAACACTGACAGAGAGTCAGCAGTCTCACCTTTGATACCAAACTCACGATAGCCATAGTCTTCTACTCGTTCAACACGAGGGCCATCGAAGGTCTGGATAGTGCGGTCGTAGAAGTGTGAGAACACTGGCTCAATACCAGAGGACACATTGTTTGCACTAAGGCTGATAGTACCTGTTGGTGCCACAGAAAGCAGGTGGCTGTTACGAATACCGTGAGTAGCAATAAGTTCACGGATGTCATCAGGCATTGTTAGCATGAAGTCGCTGTCCAAGTATTCTTGCTTGAAGAGTGGGAATGGACCCTTCTCGACTGCTAGGGATACAGAGGTACGATAACAAGTATCACGAATGATAGCCATGATCTTCTCTAGCTCATCAAGGAATGGTTGTGATCCGTAAGGATACCCCATAGCCTCAATAGCATTTGCTACACCAGTAACACCAAGACCCATACGACGCTTATCCTTAGCTTCCTTCTCTTGGGACTCTAGCGGATAAGTAGCACGATCAACAACATTGTCCATTGCTCGTACAACGTAGGGGATGTCATGCTGAAGTTTCTCATAATTAAACTCCCATACTCCATCTTCATCTTTCTCCATATATTGTGTAAGGTTGAACGAACCTAGTAGACATGCACCGTTTGGTGGCAGAGGTTGTTCACCACAGGGGTTGGTAGCTGCGATATACTCACAGTATGCTAAGTTGTTCTTCTTATTAATACGATCGATGAACAGAATTCCCGGTTCCGCCCAATCCCATGTGCACCGTAGGATGTCATCCCAGAGTGCTGTAGCTTTCACTGTACTGTACACACGACCATCAAACACTAGGTCAAAGTCTGTGTCATTCTTTACAGCTTCCATGAACGCATCAGTAACACCAACAGACAGATTAAACTGTGTAAAGGATGTTGAGTTGTTCTTAGCACGAATGAACTCTTGGATGTCAGGGTGGTCAACACGCAGTACGCCCATCTGAGCGCCCCGTCTGTGCCCTGCGGAGCTGATTGTCTTACATAGTGCGTCAAAGATGCCCATGAAGCTCAGAGGGCCACTAGAGCGGCTGTCAAGGCTACGGATGTGAGCACCGTGTGGTCGTAGTGTCGAGAAGTCGTATCCGATACCACCACCTAGTTGCATAGTCTTAGCAGCTTCAGCAGCAGCTTGCATGATACCTTCCATGCTGTCTGGGATAGTCATAGAGACGAAGCAGTTGTATGGAGTTACTGTTCGTGGTGCGCCCATAGCTGATTGTACACGACCAGCAGGTAGGAAGCGCATGTGATATAAAGCATCACGGAAGTTGTTGAAGTGCTCATCGTCGTCCTGTAGGGACTGAGCTACGCGGGTCATAGCCTCACGAAAGGTCTCACCTTTACTGCGGTACTTCATAGCGTGGATTTCTTCAGAGATGCCCAGCTTAGGGCCATTGTCATTACGAATTGTCATTATTAGTACCTCTTAGTGATTTATCAAATAGGACCATTACGGCCATGTAGTTGTAGTTCTCTATACTCACTTTGTCTCACGACCACGTTTGTCTTTGTCTTCTTTCAACCACACCATACGGTCAATGTCTGCTCGACTGAGGCCAATGTCGTTTAGCTCACGGTTTGTTAGTTGGTTAAGCTGCTTGATAGCCTTACGATGCTCACGCCAAGTAGCCAAGTAATTAATGTATCGCCAAAACATAGTCATCGGTTATCTCCACTTCCACCTAGTACGCCACGTTCTTCGCGGCTGTTCAACTTATCAACATTTTTCTTTAGTATTTCATCTAAGTCACTGTCGTAGTAGTTAGCTAGTGCAGTAACATAGAACACTACATCCCCTAGCTCCTTAATGATGTCTTCACCTGCTACTAACTTACCATCACGTATCTGCTTCTTAATCTTCTCAGCAATCTCCCCAGCCTCACCTACGAGACCAAGGACGTTCTCAACTAAACGATCACTACCTGTTGTCATGATCTTACCCTCAACCCACAGACCATACTGACGATTGCTCATTGTTGTTTGTGGTACTGTAATCTTTGTCATTCATTTCACCTTATGATAATCTGGGTGGTAACGCACTAAGTGTGCGCCCCTGTACCCTGTGTCTGTGTTGTTGTCGCCACGTAGTGCAGCGTCAGTCTCATGATCCGTATGTCCTTCGAAGTGTCTCAAGGCTGATCCATTGGGGCTCGTACATACCGTCTTGGATATTTCGCTTGATGAGTACGCCTTTCCACCATTCTTTGTTCGCTTGGCCAGCCCAACCTTCTGGAGCGCCCTTGTAACAGCCGACGACGGTCCCAATAATACCGTTGCTTCCAACGTCATCTTTAAAATATACACCACGTTTATGACTGTGACCAACGCTGACAGAACGATAGCGCTTTTGTAGTAACCCAAAAGCATGATGTACACCACTAATGGCACGACCAAAGTTACCAGCGCCCACAAAGTGAGCGTAGTCAACACCGTCGTAATTATGAATGGCGGGGGCACCGTGTTCGTATTCGTGGTATTCGTCAAACCACTTCTTCGTTTGTAGATGCTTGAAGCTAATGCCATACTTGTCTCCCTCCAATCTTGGGTCAAAACCTATTGCTGTTCTAATACGAGCCTCGTGGTTCCCCTCAAAGCCGTACCACTTAGGACGCTTACTCTTACTCTTCTTAAAGCGATACCGAAGTAACTCCTGTGACTCATTATACGACACAATATCTTTCTCATAACTCTGAGCTACTAATGCTTGTGGCTTCTTAGTGTCGTAGGAGTTGAGAGACTTCATGTCAGCCCCATCGCCTAAGTCTACACAGTAGTCAGGCTTGATGTCGTGGATTAGACCACCCAACCAGTCAAAGCGCTCATTGCTTGTCTCTGGTGAGGCGTGTCCACACGACCACACGATTGCTGTCTTACTCATCTTCTTCGTCCTCTAATTCTATATAGCCAAACTCTCGTAAGTCCTCAAACTCACTTATAGCATCGCAGAATGTGTCGTAGTATATGTTCTCAGACCAGTTGTACCTACCATCAGTAACTAAACAACTATTCCAAAAATGACCCTCATCATCATGTGGCCCACTTAAGATTTGTATAAGTCTTGTCATTTGGGTTTCTCCTTCATCCAGTCTACTGGAATTAATCTATCGGCATATAGGAAGCCATGTTTGTCACACCACCCCCCATATGTCTGGGAGGAAGATTTGCTTAACTTAGTTCTACTGCTACTGAATACAAACCTAATGTCTAACAGTGGATGCTGCTCCTTAATCAACAGATGTTTGGTTCTGTCGCTAGGCATGAAGCGTCCTTTTGTCTCGATTATGATACCGTTAGACATCTTGAAATCAGGTGTGTACGTCCTTGGTTTTGACACAAATTTGACTTTGAACTTTTCATATTCATAGTCTGTCTTATGAGCCTTAAGATGTTTAGCGTTGTCTTGCTCTAAACCAGAACGGTAGCCAGCCTTTAGGGCTGATTGCCTTAGCTTGCTTCTGGGGGTTGCCATATCTGATCCTCCTCACGACGTAACCACAACAACCTAGCATTCTCAATGACTTTCTCTTCGTCACCTTTGTATGCCTTGACACAGAGGTCGTATAACTCACGCTCTGTGGTTGCCTTAGCTAACATCTTCTTAGACTTAACAGGACCAATACCCATAAGGCCACCAACATTGTCAGCAGAGTCACCCGTTAGGATTTGACCATAGACAAACTGTAAGCCCTCAAACTCCTCTACAGTCACTAGCGTACCTCGGTTGAAGTTGTAGTGGCCACATGGAATCTGTAGGAAGTCCTTGTCGATAGAAGCAATGATAGTACTAGGCCCAAGCTCTGTGGCTCGAATAGCAATATCATCATCTGCCTCTTGTCCTTCAGAGACCTTAGCATTGTAGTGTTCAATCAGGTATTGTCGCATAGCCCCTAGAAAGATAGGCTTAGGTCTTTCCTTTCGTTGTGCTTTGTATGTTGGTTGGAAGTCGTGTCTGAAGTTACCCTTACCTGTAAGGAACATCTCCCACACATCATCACCACCAGCGAATGTTGTAGCTTCTAGGATGCGGTCCACAAGGTCGTCGATCTTATGTTCGCCATCTTCAGGGTCTTTATCCTCGCAGTAGTAGGCTGATCGGTAGGCTAGGATGTCGCCATCAATTAGTATCTTCATAAGGTTTCATTACCGTTGATTTGGTTGATACGCATATCGCAGTATCGCTTGATCTTCTCTAGGTCTGTGATCTCACTGTCCTCCTGTGTTTTACCATCGTAAATCTTGTAGCCAGCACGAGAACCATACTTGATGATGTTACCACGCCAGAACTCTAACTCATTCTTCATGATGAAGGTGATAGGTTCAATCTCAAACCTAGCGTAGTGATCTGGTTGATTGATGATGTCGTTGTCATACTCACACTCACCACAGATACCATCGTCATCTAGGTAAGCCTCACAATCTAAGCAAAAGTTACTCATCTGTTTCTCCCAATATGCTTTTGAATACATAGTCTAAGTTTGTTCCAGTAGCACCGCAGTAGAGTAGTAGCTTCAGACCTAACTCTTGTGCGAAGGCTGCTGTCTTATCGTCTAGGTCGAAGGTACAGGTTGCACTGCCGTCTTTATGCTCAGACAACGCTGTGACTTTCATTATCCCTACCTCACTCATCACCTATCTCCTTTGTTTTATTTAGTTCAGCTTGATAAGCATCACGAGCAGCATCAGCATCATGAGCAGCAGCCTCGTAAGCAGCATAAGCATCATAAGCAGCATCATAAGCATCATCATAAGCATCATAAGCAGCATGATAAGCAGACTTTAGTTCTTCTAGCTTAGTCATTGACTCTAACTCCTGAAATCTAGCCATCAGTACTGATCCTCCATTAGAGCTAACCATGATACAGGGAATAAGTCCTCCATCTTTAAAGCAATGTCCCATGCTACCTTCTGTGTCTCTGCTTGTGTGTCTGTAGCACAACGTAAGCGACACATGTCAGCAAAGGCGTCTAAGCTACCAGACCAATACCACTCGGTCATGGTGGATTGTGGTAGGATCATACGAGCTTGTTCAGGTGCCACACCTTGTTGTAGCATCTTGCGGTAGTCTCCTAGTGCCTTAGCGTTGACCTCATCAGCGTAGATGCTAGGGAAGTACTGAGACTTACACTCAGCACCTGAGCCTTGCTTAACGTCCTCTGCACGGCCTCTCCATACGTCTGGTGTATAGAACTCAGGGTCATCATCGACGTAGCGACGACTGATCTCATTCCAACGTAAGAACTTATGCTTCACTAACTGTCGTGCTACAAAGATAGGTGCCTTGACGTGGTATGATGCAAAGCAGTGGCCGAATGGACTAAGGTGTTTGTAGCTGGCTAGGTAGTTGACCAGCTTAGTGTCACGGCTTGACAACACGTTAGGGCCACCTACACGTCCCTCAAAGGATGACTTCTTACCAAAGGATACCCGAGCAGCATTAACTACGCTAAGGTCCGTCCCCATTGAGTCTATAAGGGTTGCCTCTATGTTCGCCATTGTGCTTCCTCCTCCTCAAACATTTCCTGAGCTAAGTCTATCTGTTCTTGTGTTAGTTCTTGGTCACACCCAAGGTCTAAGTTAGTGGCTGTGAACCAACCATGTTGTAGTAGGCTGACATCTACCTCTAACTCATGGTTATTTTTGTCCATTAGGTAGACACGAGTGTCAATAATCTCCATCCTCATCTTCCTCTTCATATGCTGCTTCAAGTAAAGCTGTCCAAAGGATGTCCAACTTACGATTTGTACGACCTAGTTCCCACACAGTGTACGCGAGGACTGCTAAAGTCCCCGCGAGTATGTATTCTATTCCCAAAGGTCGTCTGCTGCACAACTCCAGACCATACGCCCATCTGACCGTTCAGCCGCAATGGACTCCACATTGGTCCACTCAGACCGTGTAGCCTCAGAGACTACGTGTAGCCAATCCTCTAGGTAATCTACATCTGCTGAGATAGTCTTAACGATACCATTAAAGGTCATTTTGATGTCTACTTGCATTAGAACGCATCCTTATTTACTACAGAGCCACTTGACTCACCATCGTACTCAACCAAGTCAGTGATTGCTAGTTTCTCTAGTCGGATGGAAGCACGAGAGCCATCACCATAGATAGAGACCTTAACGACAGCCTTAGTGCCATTACCTAGCTCACCATCCTCACTGAATGACCACTTCTTTGTGCTTTCACCTTCACGGAAGTCGAACACTAGAGGGGCACCACCAAAGTCTTCGATACCAGAAGGGTGCTTGTTAGGACGCTTCAGCTTCAGGTACTTACCAGAGGCTAACTCTGAGTTACCAACCTTGATTGTGTCGTGGCCCATAGCTGATGGAGGAGCACCAGCACCAAAGAACTTATCGAAGTCCTCGTCTGTCTCTGGGTAGAAGTTGACGTTGTACTGACCTTCCGTCTTTGCGTGGAAGTCCATGTTCGCATCCATGTTGTCTGTGAATACTCGTGCGTATTCGATGAAGCCTGTCATTGCGATTACTGTTGTCTTAGCCATTAGTGAATATCCTTGTAAGAGTTGCCCACGGCGTAGTCTACGTCCAGTGGAACATTGAGTTGAATGATAGTATTGAGCTTGTCTTTGCACTCAAGTAGTACTTTAGTTGTTCTGTCTGCATCATCAGTCTCTACGATTACCTCATCGTGGAATTGACCAATGACTTTCTCACCAGCTCCCTTAACTAGCTTCACATATTGGTCGAAGCAGTAGACGCCAGTTGATTGGTTTGTAGTAGACCAACGGTCCTTTTCAGACCGTAGGCTGTGCCAGAACCCTGACACGTCGTTGTAAATCCATGACTCATCACCTATCTTACGAACCTTTCTTGTTTCAGCAATCTTTTCTACTGCCCAGTTACGGTCCCAGTATGCTGTGATTAACTTCTTAGCTGCCATAACCTTGAGGCCAGTGGCACGTGAGAGTGTCGATGCACCTACACCATAGACGGCGCTGTAGTTCACAGCCTTGTACGCCTTTCGAACAGCTACAATCTGTGAAGCTAGTTCCGCTTGCTCACCCTTTGGCAGGGACTTCATTTGTTCTAGCGTTAGGCCAGTACCGATCTTCGCCATCTTTCCTCATCCTCCATGCTTTTCCTATGCAATGTTGCTCTGAGCCAACCTGTCCCCACTTAGTGTTGCTCTGAGCCAACCTGTTTCCCGTAAAGAGCACCACTCTGGTACTCAAATAACTCATCTAGTTCTGTTTTTGGTACCATTGGTAGAACTCGTACTCCTCTTGTGTTAATGCCCCCGCGTGTACGGAGAGCGAAATATGTGGGTCATACCCCTTAACATTCATACTTTCCACATACTCAGGGTCCAATGGTTGCATGTAGTGTCGCTTAGTAGTGTCCTCTAGGGATACCATATCGCAACCTACTAGAACCTTACCCTCTGGTGCAATCAAGCACCCCCTGATCTCTTTACCCCAAGGCTTATCAACAGCAGGAAGATTAACTAAAGGCTTCCTGTGCTTGAACCTGAAGGTGTTAGTGAGTCCAGAGATACCAGCCACTAGATACCCACCCACTTCACACTCAATGAAACCCTTAACGACACCTAGTCTGTGGCTGATAACCGTAAGGTCTTCTAGGAGTTTGATCGAAGGCTCTACCTCTGCTAGTTCTACTACACTAGGACATAGGTCTGAGCCGTCTCGTACTTGTGGTATCTTGCGCTCCTCACCAAAACCTTCACCTCGTACATACTTAAATGTCCGTGGCTGCCAGCCTAGCTGATAGAGCCATTCCTTTACTTGTTCGTGGCTGTTAGGGTTGCCATCCTCATGTCCAACCAACACAGTCATAGGCTGCATTGTAGATGCTGGCATGTAGGACTCTAGTAGCAACTGTTGCCAAGCCTCGCCTCTTGAGGAAAGTGTACCATCTTTCTTGTACATAACCTTTGGCGGGTTCATCACCTTAGTGATAGGCTTCTTCGGCATTGCTTGTGATAGCTGTGTTTGTGAGTCCTCCTTCATCTCTAATAGTTTGTCGTGTAGTGCTTGAGCCTTTGGCACATCTAAGCGCCAACCGTATACTTCCTGATCCCTTGCACATTGTAGTTTGAATGTAAGGTAGTCAGTGAGTTTCTCTAGCTCCCCTTCTTCACGGTAGAGGCGCTTGAGCTTACGCTCTAGTATGTACCACACCTCTAGGTTAATCTTAACGTCTTCTTCACACCTATGCTTGTAGTCTTCATAGGCTAGGTTGTCCCAGTCCTCAACCTCTGGCTTCTTTACACCAACTGTTGCACCCCAGTGAGCTAAACCGTGTCTTGCTCGTTTAGGTTCTAAGTACCACGACAGCGCCAAGGTATCAATGATAGTAGCATCTGTTGTGATGCCAAACTTTATCAGGGCAGGTATATCGAAACCCACAATGTTATGGCCGATTGCTGTTGTAGTCTTAAACATGACCTCCTGAATGGTACTAAGGTCATTAGTGCTGTGTACCTCACCAGAGCCTACTACCGACCACGAGAAGACGTGTATCTTAGTAAGCCTATCTAGGAGGCCGTCTGTCTCAATATCGAATACAATTTTCATAGAGCCTCCATAGTGAATGTTGATGTGTTGAATAGCATGTCGCCCGCGTGTCCCTCCTCTGATGTTGGGCGGTTCTTTTCGATGATCAGGCGTGTTGTGTTCCTATCCATGAAGTCTTCCGCGTCTTTGTCTCGATCTAACCGAATGATAACAGAGGCACGTTGGCCCAGCATCTTACAGTATTTAACCTCGTTGTCCTCATTAGTGTGGGCGATGGTAATGATGCCCACGTTAAGGTCTGCTGCAACCTTAGACAACCTAACAGCTAACTCAGCTAGTAGGCCCTCCTTGTTCTGCTCTGAGCCAACAGAGATAACATCTTGCACAGGCTCGAACATAACGTAGTCACAACCATATGCTTCCTTGAACATCCGTATCTGTGAGATCAACTCATCAGCACCCTGACCATCCTTCATGAAGTATTGATAGTAGTTCTCGCTGTCTCCTAGTCGTTGGATGCTTGCTCGTACTTCATCAGTCTTACCCTTCTCCTCAACCAAGTCCTTGCGGGTCAGGTTGTCCTTGAGGTCATACGACACCAAGCCAAGCACAGAGCGTAGCTTAGTTTCCTCTAGGTGCATCGTAGCGAAGGTAACGCCACGCTGTAGGAAGTTCCATTCAAGGTATCTCATTAGCTCTGTCTTACCAATACCTGTAGGTGCCTTGAACACTGTGAAGTGCCCCTGCATCAACCCCATTGCCTTCTTATCGAAGTCTGGGATGCCCGTAGGGACATAGGAGTGGTCAGGCGTATCATCGAACAACTCTAGCAGATCATCTGCACTGTGTAGGATGTTGTCAGGCATGAAGCGCTGAGCGTTATACCACGCACTCTTGTACTCACTAGCCTTGTTAGCCTGTAAGAACTCGTTAGCGTCCTTATAGAGCGTGTGATCGACCCTGTAGACCTTGTTAGGGAAGATGTTGTTGATCTTCTGTGCCACCTCATCACCAGCACCATCCTTATCGACACTCAGGACAATCTTTTCGAAGCTATCTAGCCACGGTATGACGTTCTCCCAGAATGCCTTAGATGGGTTAGCTGATGGTAGTGATACGACAGGTGTTGGGTAGCGTGAGCCACGACCAATCATCTGCCACGCTGACATAGCGTCAAGTTCTCCTTCAGTGATAGTAACCATCTTAGATGTACCAGCAACAAACAGGTTCATCCCAAACAACTCATCCATCTTACCAACAGCAGTGAAAGACTTAGGTAATCTACGTGTCTTCTTACTACCTGATGGGTAGATGTATTCTTGTTGGATCGGTACGCCTTCCCTAGTGCATAGGGTCTTGACGTTGTAGTGTTCCATCACATCCTGTGCGATACCACGCATAGGAACAAACTTGTATAGGCTCTCTGGTGGCCTTTCTACTACCACCACTGGTGAATTAAAACCCTTATCCTCTAAGGGGTACTTGTCTAATATTTCCTGATCGTATTTACGACCAGCCTTTGGATATGCGCTACCACAAGAATAACACACTCCAACCATCTTGACTGAATTATAAGCGAAAGCATCACTGCTAGGGCAATTCGGGCAAGGCTGTCTAGTTACTTCTGACATACTTAAGACTTCCTTATGTTTATATTAGGTTGTAGTTGTAGGTGTTACCCTAGTGCTTACTTAAGTTATACTAATAGATAACAGGATTGGGGATTTTTGTTATGGCCTCCCCGAAACTTTCTTCGTACTATTGGTAAACTCCTTCCAACTGTTTCCGTAATGCAACAGTAGCTCTTGACACTAATTGTTGCACACCAATTCGTTCTATCCCCATCATCTCCGACACCTCTTGTTGCGTGTGACCCTCAATGTATACCATCTCCATGACAAACTTTTGCTTGGGTGTAAGCGACTCCATTGCCCCGTAAATAACTGTTTTCATGTCATTATCTACAACATCTTCTGTGGTCATCTCCTCTACTACACCACCAGAAAGCTCTACCATATTCATTTTCCCATTACGTTCTGGGTTTAAGAAGTTCTTTAGGTAGCCGCTGATGTATGGCTTTGCGAATGCTGCAAAGGATGTGTTGCGGGTGCTGTCGTGGCGTTCTGCTGCTTCACACA